TCTGAAGGCGCAATGCCTTTTCAGTTGGCGTTCGATGAGTACGGAAAGGGCCGACTCCTGAAATTTGGGATCGACCTGAGGAAAGGCCAGACGGTCAATGACCGAGCTGCCATGCTCGCGTCTAGGGGGGAAACCTCCGACGTGACTGTGGATATGGAACGAGCCTCAGACTGCACAGCGTTCAACGCTGTAGGTCTGCTCTTCCCCTGGGAGTGGTTCGAATTCTTGAACACTTTCAGGAGCGTAGGTTATACCGGCGCGTTCGGTGATGGGTGGTATCACAAGTTCTCCTCTATGGGGAACGGGTGTACCTTCGTCATCGAGACGATTATCTTCTGGGCCGCCGCTGTCGCCGTAGGGGCTAACCACCCTTTAGTATACGGAGACGATGTCATCATTCCTGGGGAGCAATTCCCCGAGTTTGAGCGGCTTATCAACTTCCTAGGGTTCACCATCAATGGTGAAAAGAGTTTCACGGAAGGTCCATTTCGTGAAAGTTGTGGTGGTGATTATTTTGACGGCATAAGGGTAACACCCTTTTACTTTCGCCGCCAGCCATCATGCAAGCGTGAGTGGAGCCATTTGGTTAATGGCCTGCTTGCCCTCTCCTATCCGGGGTCCCAGCTTGAGACACTCGCCGCATCTTTAATCGTAGAGCATCAGCTCAGAGTTGTACCATACAACTCAGACGATAGCAGCGGGGTCTTTATAAGCCCAACCTCGGCATATTCCCTAGGGTTGATCCGGGAAACCACCCAAGACGGTGGCAGAACGGGTTCGGTGCGCGGTTTTAAAGCGTACCTCACACTTCCGTCAGTGCGTCGGACATCGGGATGGCGTTCGTCCTTCCTGTGGCATTGCTCAAAGCTCTACCATGAGCCGAAACGCTTTGTCACTCAGTCTACGTACGATCCTCCTGGCCTGGAATCGGCCTTTGATAGAGAGGATGATGGAACTCTTACGAGCTCTGTAGTTGGGTCTCGGCATGCCGTGCAATGGCGCGTGTATGTCGCGAGTGGTCCATGTCCATTCTACGTCTACTCCAGTGAGCAGGCAGTCCTTGCTGCTCACGCCACGGTGTTGAAAGCCGTGGTACGGAAAAGGCGTAATGAACGGCGCAATGCCGTAAGGAAGAATGGATAAGTCATCCTCAATCCCCACTTGCGTGGGGTAGTAAGGGTGTGGACGTTGGC